GCACAATTCCCTTTATTGTATTTTGATGAAGAAGCCGGGATAAACCGTGCCCTTCGTTATGCACGAAACCAAAAATCACCTTTCGAGGATGAGCAAGATGGTAACGTGGTATTGGAACCAATCATCTTTGAAGATGGGTTCCTTAGTGTTCCAAGAACAAATCCTGTACTCCAACAATTCCTTTTCTACCATCCATCTAATGGTATGGCATTTCAAGAGGTTAACGAGGAGCGTGATGCAACTGCTGAAGTCGACAGACTTAATGCTGAGGTTGATGCGTTACTTGCAGCCCGTGACTTGAAAGTAGAACAAGTTGAAATGATTTCACGAGTACTATTTAATAGAGACGTTACTAAGGTTTCGACATCTGAATTGCGTAGAGACATTTTAGTTTATGCTAAGAATCGTCCCGAGGAATTCCTTGATATCGTTAACGACCCTACACTAAAATTGCAAGCAACAGTTTCCTTGCTATTTGAGAAAGGATTTTTAGCCTTTAGAAAAAACCAAAAAGAAGTTTGGTTTAATACAAATACGAACAAGACCAAGATGCTAAATGTCCCTTATGGGGAGGACCCAATGTTTATTGTTTCCTCGTTCCTACAGTCAGACGAAGGCATAGAAAACTATAAATTACTTGAGAAACTCTTGTAAGTCTAAGACCCCTTCCCAAAAAGAAGGGGTTCTTTTTTTTTATTATCTTTGTAAAAAGGTTTACAGATGATTAACTCAGTTAGAAACACGGTTCTGTCTGTACTGAATAAAAATAATTACGGATATATTTCGCCTTCTGATTTCAATTTATTTGCAAAGCAGGCACAGTTAGATTTATTTGAGACTTATTTCTATCAGTACAATTATCAGATAAATAAAGAAAATGCCCGCCAATCAGGTACGGGCTATGCCGACATTAGAAAGGCAATGGAGGAGTTGATTGAGATGTTCTCTGTTTACAATCCATTATCAAGAACTACTATACCACCAACGGTATCAAATATATACAGTCTTCCATCACCTACAACTACAGGTGATGATTACTATTTATTGAATAAAGTATTAGTGTTCCCTGAGATAGTTACAAGCGGAACAACTACAGGTACTGTAGGTAGTGGTCAAAACATTATAGATTCTAACGCTACATTTATTACTGATGGTGTTTCAGCAGGAGATGTTGTTGGATTTGTTAGTAGTGGAATCACTCAATACGTAACTGTTATTAGCGTAAACAGTGAGACAAGTATTACGACTACACAAAGTGTTGTGTCTTCGAACCCTTGGAATGCAATCGGAATTAATTATGTAATCTACGATTCAAAACAAGAAGAGGCTGAGAAAGTATCTCATAGTAAAATAACTATGCTAAACAACTCACTTCTGACTAAACCAACTTTAACTTTCCCTGCTTATACGCAAGAGGGAAACACGTTGTTTGCTTACCCTAATACCATTACAAACATAGGGCAAGTATCATCTCAGTACATCAGGTATCCAAAAGACCCTAAGTGGACATTTATTACTTTGGTTAGTGGAGAACCTGCATTTGACCAATCACAACCTGATTATCAGGATTTTGAATTGCCACTTGATTGTGAATCTGATTTGATTAATAAGATACTTCAGTACGCAGGTATGTCTATACGTGAGATTGCTGCGGTTCAGTTTGGACAGGGTCTTGAACAAATGGATAACCAACAACAACAATAATAGGCAATGGCATATATATCTCAATATCAGTATTACGAAAACGGAGGGAATCCCCCTCAAGACGCTAATTGGGGTTCGTACCAATACGTATCTCTATATGACATAGTTAACAATTTTATGTTAATGTATGCGGGGAATCATAGTCTAATCAATAACGAGGAAAGGTTTAAAGTTTTATTTCACGCAAAACGTGCTATTCAGGAACTAAACTATGATGCGTTTAAAGAGATTAAAGTTTTAGAACTTAGTGTGGATGACCAACTAAGATATATCCTTCCCTCAGACTACGTCAATTGGGTTCGTATATCTATACAAAGAGACGGTATCCTATACCCTTTAAGTGAAAACATTCAAACCAATTGGTCTTCTGCTTATCTTCAAGATAATACAGGGCAGATTTTGTTTGACCAAGACGGCAACGCTTTGTCTCCTCAGTACTCTGAATTAGACTACAGAAGAATATTTTCTATACAACCAACCATTTATCTGAATTCTCTATCTCCATTTAATGGAAGTATGGGGTATAACGATGATGGGAATTGGTATTTCACAAGAGGTGTTGGAGCGAGATTCGGTTTAAATACCGAAACTGCAAACGCCAATCCTACGTTTAAGATTAATTCAAAGGGTGGAGTAATTAATTTTAGTTCAGGAATACAAGATGAATTGGTAGTTCTTGAATATGTGTCGGACGGTATGGAAAACGGCAATGACAGTTACGTAACTGTCAACAAACTATTTGAAGACTATGTTTACGCAGCCATTGAATTTGCTATTTTAAATTCTAAGTTCGGAGTACAAGAGTACGTTGTTAATAGAGCAAGAAAGAGAAAATCTGCTTTGCTTAGAAATGCAAAGATTAGAATTAGTAATATTCATCCGGGAAGATTATTGATGAATCTAAGAGGACAAAACAAGTGGCTCAAGTAATATGGCAAACCTGACAAGAAATTTTATCGCAGGGAGAATGAACAAAACCGTTGATGAACGGATTGTTCCCAATGGTGAGTACATTGATGCTCTCAACATTCGTATGGGTTCTACTGAGAACTCTGAGGTAGGTGTTATTGAAAACGCAAAAGGAAATGTTCGGCTTACTACATTGTCTTACAATGGTGTTCCTTTAAGTAGCAATGCCAAATGTATTGGAGCGTTTGAAGACGGGTCAGAGGAAACTATTTATTGGTTTGTACACGATGACAACTACCCAACTTCTCCTACAGGAAAGATAGATTTAGTTGTTTCGTACAATGATAACTCTAATACAACTACATACCATTTGATTAGCATCAGAGAAGGTGCTACCGCAAATACCACCCTGAATTTTGATTACGAGTATTTAATCACGGGTGTAAATAAAAAAGAAGATTTATTGTTTTGGACTGACAATTATAATCAGCCAAGATTTATTAATGTAAAACGGAACTATCCTAATCCTGTTGCAAACGTTGACGGTTTTAGTTCTGAGTCTATACTCGTTATTAAGCAGCCTCCTTTAGCGGCTCCTAAGGTGACTCCAACCCCAACCTCTTCTCAAGATAATTTTTTAGAAGAAAGGTTTATTTGTTTTGCTTATAGATACAGATACGCTGACGGTGAATACTCTGCAACTTCTCAATGGAGTAAACCTGCTTTCTTGCCAAACACTTTTAGATACGATTTTTCAACGGCACTAAATAGTGGTATGATAGGGTCTGCAAATATGGCAGTCGTATCTTATAACTCAGGCGGACCTCTTGTAAAGTCTGTAGAGTTGTTGTTCAAGGAAATGGAATTCCCTACCATTAGAGTTATTGAAAAAATAAACAAGTCTAATCAGGGTCTTGCAGACAATACTAATTACACATATGAATTTCAGAATAGCCAAATCTTTACGATTCTTGCAGACTCTGAAATATTAAGACTATACGATAACGTACCAAGACTTGCTAAAGCCCAAACAATGATGGGTAATAGACTTATGTTTGGAAACTATGTAGATGGATACGATATGGAAGACTTAGTAGGTAGCCCTGTTAGGTTAGAATATAGTATTGCTGCACAGTCAACTGACGTTGGTGCTACCGATTTGGAGAGTAGACTTGATAGTGGAACATACTCTTTTGGTGGAAGCAATACAATCGCACAAGCGGTAAGTTATGTTGACTTTACAGATGTAGACTTAGTTGCAGGTGCATTACTAACTATGGACATTAGGTATTCTTATACCGCCTATAGTGGAGATACACCATATCCTACAGACGAACAGGTAGCGACTACCATTTCATTTACATACGTACTTCAGCAGCCATTTAATAGTGTTTACGAACTATCAATTGATACTGATTTCTTAGAGAAAATTGGAACTGCACTTCCTTCGGGAACTATTGAGACTGTAGCAAATTCTTGTAGCGGTACAACATTCACGGATGTGTTTAACTGTTCTGTTGAACAAACTCTTGAGGCTCCGGGAGGTATTACCCTTTATAAATATGAGAGTGGTATCTCTGCAGCAGGTCAGCCTATAAATGTTATTTCATCTCCGGCTTCAAGTGAGATAGGGTTTCAGTTTCCAACGATGAGGTATGTAGATGACCCTACGTTTGCAACTATTACTCAAAACGTATATGCTTACTATAAGATTGAAGCCAATGCCGTAACATACGCAGAGATTGGAAACCCAACAAGTTTGCATAGTAACCGTGGGTATGAGGTTGGTATCGTATATATGGATGAATTTAACAGAGCGTCAACTTCTTTAGTTAGTCCATTTAACTCTCTACATATTCCTTGTGGCAACTCAGAACTCCAAAATAAAATTCAGGTAACTATACCAACAGGACAACGAGCACCTTATTGGGCAAAGAAATATAAGTTCTGTATTAAAGCAGACAAAGACACATACGAAACTGTATACTCAAGTTTCTTTTTTAGAGACCCAACATCAGGTGCTGATTTCTTTTTGTTAGATGGACAAAACTCTCAGAAGGTTGAGGTTGGTGATGAGTTAATCGTTAAGGCTGACACATCAGGACCAAGCAGTAATTGTGTGTATACAACAGTATTAGAAAAGGAAGCACAAACTGCAGGGTTCTTAGACCCTGCTCCTGTTGATGACCAAGGAAACGACATCGCAGTTCCTCAAGGAGTTTATATGAAACTTAGAGCGAACAACTTCAGTACAACAACTGACATTGGTGATGGTCTTCCACAAACTTGGACAGAAGGAGAAAAGAAAAATAACTCCAAATCTTCTTCAAGTAACTGTGCTCCTATTAGTTATCAAGTAAACGTTGAAGACCCCGTAAACCCGGGGACATATGTTGACCTTCCTATTCCTGCAGGTAGTCGTATTTTAATTAAATATGAAAGTTATAGAATAGGTCGTTCTTGTAGTTTAGAAAAGAGACTGTATAGATATGAGAATAACTTTACGGCATCTCAAGACTATACGAGTTTTTATGAGTGGTGGATTGGAGATAACGTAGCGGGAACGCTTAATGCTTCTTTTGTTCAAAGAGAATCTGAGTGTGCTCAAGCAGAACCCGAGGCTACTTTTTATCCGGGGATTGTAACCTCGGCTACATTACCGTGTACTCTTGGTGTTGAAATTCAATTTGTTCAAGCCTCTGCTACGGCAAAACAATATTTAAGATACAATGGTATCAAAGGATATTCAGGAAGAAGAGCAAGAACTAATAATAAATTAGAGGTTGTTATTCAGCGTAGCAATAGTCTTGTTGTATTCGAGACAAAACCACTTGATGCTGCTCCTAATTTATGGTATGAGTCTTCTGAGGTTTATGATATCAACGCACAAGGCGAGCACCAAGGTAACGTTCAAAACCAAGTTACTGCGTCTAACACTCCTGCAATTATTCTTACTGACTTTTACAACTGTTATTCATTTGGCAATGGTGTAGAAAGTTATAAGGTTCAGGATGCTATTGACGGAAAGAAACTGCAACTTGGCAACAGAGCATTTATCACTACTACTACAGAGTACAGAGAAAGCAGAAGGTTTGCTGATATTACTTACAGTGGTGTATACAACGAAGAGTCAAACATTAATAAACTTAACGAGTTCAATCTTGGGCTTTTAAACTTTAAGTCTTGTGAGCAGTCTTTTGGACCAATCCAAAGATTAGTGTCAAGACAACGAGATATTTTGAACCTACAGGAGGATAGAATTTCTTACGTTCTAACGGACGTAAATCTTTTATCTGATGCTGCGGGTGGTCAAGGAGTCGTTGTGTCAATACCGAAGGTCTTAGGGACTCAGGTGGCACGTGCGGAAGAGTTTGGTATCTCAAACAATCCTGAAAGTTTTGTTCAATGGGGTCCCGATAAATACTTTACTGATGCTAAGCGTGGTGCGGTTATTCAATTAAAAGGGCAAGAAGCAGAAAATTTAACTGCTATCTCTCAGCAAGGTATGAGAACTTGGTTTAGGGATTTGTTTAATACCTCATTTAATACCCAAAAAATTGGAGGGTATGACCCGTATATGAACGAGTATGTATTAACAAGCAATGATACTCTTTTACCTGCACCTGTTATTTGTGATGAGTGTGGTATTACTACATCTATTCAAGTTGAAGGAAGAAGCGGTTATACTAATTGCTACGAACTTGGAGACTTAGTTGGTGATGTTCAAGTAGATTTTATAGTTACGGCAGTAACCGGAACTTTTACCATTACTGCTAATTATAACGGCAACACTACAGTGGTTGGACCAACAAGTTCAAGCGGCTCTCTTACGTTTGCTAAAGACGTTGTTAATATTGATACGGTAGTTATTGAGATTGCTTCTACAGGTTCTGTGTCATTAGACCTGACTGTAAATTGTCCTGATGCAGATTCTATCACAATATTCTTAGTGACGGTAACAAGTGCTAACGAGGCAGGGTTGTTTACCACTAACCAATACAGATGGAATGATGGGGCTTTCTTGTCTCCTCTTCACACTCAAGGAATAGAGTTTCAATCAGGTAGTGTTAATCCTATTGTATCACAATATCAGTCTATAACAGGGCTTCAGGGAGGCGGTGTAATACCATCAAACAATGCAACTGTTACGATGTTTAATAACACTATCGTTCCTGATGACTTTGTTTTTGAGATTGGCTCTGATGAATTTAAATATCTAAGAAGCAACACTCTTTACCAAAATAACGCAGTAGATATTCAGGGATTATTGGCAGCGTCAACTACGGCTCTACCAATCAACCCACCTGTAAATGGAAACACTGCTTTTTATTCGCAGTTCCCTATGCCTTCCACAGGTCAATACTTGTATTTAATTTGGGACTATAGAAACAGTACGCCTATTGATTTGTGTTACGATGCAGAGTCTCCAACAATCGCTTGTTGTGACTGTGAAGGTGGAGGTGGTGTTCCAATTGCATCCACTTATGTTATTCGTGACTGCGGTACAGGGTTTGATTACGTGGCTGATATTGGGTCTTACTCCTTTAATGTTGGGGATGTGATTCATTATAAGGTTGGAATCAATGGAGGTTATGGTGTTACGCTTTGTGCTACCATTCAATCTGTAGGTCAAGCAACTGCTAACGCAAGTATTCAGGATGCGGGTACATACAATTGTAATAATGAGGAAGACTGCTTCCAATGTTATGAGTATCAAGTAGCAACGTACAGTCCTTCAGGTATACCATATAGTTATATTGATTGTGACGGTCTTGCAGCCGGAGGTGCTATTGGTGGCGCAGGCGGATATGACTCGGATACATTCTGTGCTAAACGAGGAAGTGTAAATGCATCAGGATTAACACTAATCGAATATGGACCTTGTTCACTATAAATAAAATATAATAAAATGCCACAAACATATTACATAGACGGCTCGACACTACTCAACTCTACGGCAGTTTACACTGACGCAGGGTTGACTACTTGTGCCCCCGATGGTTTCTATTCTGACGGAATAAACTCAAGAGAATTAGTAGGTTGTGCACTACTTCCTGCTCAGGCTTGCGGTAGTTGTGCTACCCCTTGCGGGCAGCCTATTGCAGCAAGTGGAGGTCAAGGAATCTATAAGGTTGATTTAGATGCGGGGAACTCTATTGGTGCTATGATTGTAAAGTATAACCCTCAAAGTGTCCCTGATGGTATTAGGGTTCTTTATAATGGTGGGGTTTATAATCAATTGAGTTCACCTGTTGATGGATACCACGCAAGTACAGACCCTAACGGATACACATATATTGGAGCAACTACTTCTGATTGTGGAATATCAGGAAGCACATATCCTGCACTTGTAGAATATGTTTATGATGGTGCTTCATTTGTTGCTTCAGGGAATACGGTGTCTGTTTTTGTCGCTGCGGGTGATGTCTCTTTGGGGGCAGCACCGGGGTGGTGTGTTATGGTTATACCTAAAATAAGTGCGACTCCAAGTTTAATTCAAGTTGAAGCGGTTGGTCCTTGTGGTGGTACTGCTTGGAATTTAGATATCGCTTGTCCTGTAGCACTAACAGGTTACAGTTCAACAACTCGACAACCTGCTTGTACTGAAGCGTGTGGATTCCCTCTGACAGAAACATATTACAATGCTCCTGTAACAGGAACTCCGGGGTCTCCTGCAGTATACGATTGGGTATTTAGTGATGCTAACGGTCAGTTTATTTTAACTGATGGCTACTATGGCTTTACGGGTGGAAATTGTATGACTGTTCAGAATGGAATTATAGTAGCAATAAGTAGTTGTCCATAAACTTTGTGTCTTTGAAGACACTAATAAAAAAAATAATATGCCAAACTATACATTAACATATGACGAAGGAGTTCAGGGCTTTCCGTCCTTTTACTCTTACTATCCCGATTTTATGATTGGGATGAATAACTACTTCTATACATTCAACGGAGGTAACCTTTACCGTCATAATGTAAACGAGAGTAGAAACAACTTCTATGGTGTACAGTATACATCGAAAGTTCAGAGTGTATTTAACGACTTGCCATTAGAGAACAAGTTATTTAAAACGTTGAACTTAGAAGGAGACCACTCTTGGGAGGCTTATATGCGTACAGATATTCAAGACTCAGGATATATTGATGACGCTTGGTTTGAAAAGAAAGAAGGGTCGTGGTTTGCTTTTGTTAGAAACTTAGGCAATGTTCCTGCGGGTGTAGGAGAGTATGCCTTGCGCTCATTGAATGGTATTGGTAGAAGTTCCGTTGTTACAATTGGAGCAGGCATAGCCACTATTGACTTCCCATTAACTGTAAACGTAGGTAACATATTAAGTGTTGGCGATATGTTCTACTTTGGTTTACCACCTGCGTATAGTAGTCCACAACTTGCAGGACAGGTTACACAAGTAAACATCAATCTAAGAGCAGGAATCAATCAGGTCGTAATCAATACAGTAGGTTCTACTTTTATACCTACTATTGTTCCGCCACCTGTAACAGTTCCTATTCCTATACAGGACGCATACTTTTTGTATATTAAAAACGCTATTGCTGAGTCTCACGGAGTGCTTGGTCACTACTGTGTTTTTGATATTGAAAACGGAAATACTAATAAAACAGAACTATTTGCAGTTGAGTCGGAAGTAATGAAATCCTTCCCATAAAATTATTATCTTTGTATAATGTATGAGTATATTAAGTTTATTTAAGAAAAAGCAAAAGTCTGCTGAACATTTTCTCGAGTTAATTGATGTTAACCGAGGACTTCTATGGGAGGCAATTGCTGATTTTAAAGAAAACTTGCAAGCCATTAACGGGACCGTGACTCATCATACTGATGAGATGCAAGAAGTGTTCCCTGTAAAACACCACTTAAAAGATGGTTTATATACACGGGAATTATTTATGCCAAAGGATTCATTAGTGGTAAG